CTGCTAAGAAGTTATGTGTAATAACATCATCTAAGTTGATGTCCCTTGCAGTAGCAACTGCTGTGTTGTCTTCAACAAAGTCAATACTTGTAACACTAGCAACAAATAGTTCGCCGCCTAAGATGTTAACGTATGCACGTTTTGCAATACTTGTGACTTCAATTTCAAAACCACTACCTGTTCCACCTACGTCACTAGCAAGAACTTCTAACAAGTCACCTACTTCGTATCCGCTACCACCTCTTGTAATATCAACGTCTGTGATTTGTCCAGCAGTAACAGTGATATTACCTTTAGCTCCTGTACCGCTACCTGTTTTTGCTTGGAAAGGCACTGCCTCGTATGTTTTTGTTGCAAGTAATGGAGTATAGCCACTACCATTTACAAGGTTAGCATTGTCCAAGTTTTCCGCAATACCGTCTACGTATTCTGTAACAGCACCTTGAGCACCACCGTCAGCACTTGTAACAATAGTACGCACTGTACCTGTAGCTGCTGCGCTGGCTTTTGTTGGATCAGCACTGTCAACGTTTGAATATGTAAATGTTGTGCTGCTTGGAACACTTAAAACCAAACCGTTTTCGTTGTAAGATTCATCACTACAAATAATGTTAACGTTGTTGGCAACTTGTAAATTGTGTGCCACATCAGTTGTAACTGTTGCAACATCGCTATTACGTTCAATAGTTGTAATATTAACACTAGTAAATGTGTAATCATCAGTTGGATCTAAGTTTAAGAACTGACTAGAGTTTGAACTACGTAGGAACCAGTTGTCAATGATTTCTGTGCTTGGACCTTTTGATGCAATTGTTGCACCCGAATCAACACCTTCAACAAACAAACTGCCTGCACTGACTTCCCACGGATCTCCTGTACTGTCTTCGTTTTCGTCCCAAGCGCCGCCGATGGTAACAACAAGAAGGTTGCCACTTGCTACATAGTTTCCTTTTGCATAACCAATTGCATCAGTAACACCAGGCTGTGTAATAACATCACCGTCATTTGCTGTTATATTTCCTGTTAGTGTAAGTTCAACTTGCTCATAATTTTCTGTAGCAATGTCACCAGCTTTCAAATCAATCGGAGGAATATCATCAACTTGTTCTAGTCGTGATTGATAACCATCTGTGTTTGTGTTTGTAAACTGTCTAGTAGCAGGAATCAAGTCTGCGTTTAACTGACCGTTTGTGTTCAACTGAACAATAGCACCCGGAACAGCCGCAGTACTCACAGTTTTGTCAACAAAGCCACCTAGTCTGTTACTAATGAAACTTCTAACCGATAACTGTGTTGGAAGTCTACTATCGCTCGGACCGCCAATTTCGTCGTCGCCCAAGTTAACACTGGTTGAAATTTCTTCAATAGCAACATCTGACAAGCTCAGTCTCAAGGCATCAAGTTCGTCCACCTGTACTTTGTTTCTAAATGTAATGTTACCTGTTCTGTTAAACGCTGTAATAAAGTCACCAACTTTAAAGTCACCAAGTTCGTTTGTACCCGATGAGTACACACGCCCTGGCAGTTCTTCAAACTGTTCGTATTCTGCTCTTGTGTTACCGCCGTTCTGTGGTAGAGCGTTATAGTCTGTACCCGAACCTGCATATTCCCAAGTGTGTGCAGATGAGTTAACAACCGATGGTCGGTGGAACCAACATTGATTCTCAGGCAAGTTAATTAAATTAGATAGACTGCTACTACCGTCTGTAGCTGTAACACTAAATGTTGCAGTACCTAAGTTTGTACGGGCAATGGCTTCATTTACACCGATAGTTGTGTTTGGCACACTTGCGTGGTCTGAATCAATTGTACTTGTTTCGTCAAATTGAATACGTAGCAAGCTCTGTCCAACAGCAACTTCTTCAATACTTACTACAAGCAATCTGTCTCTTGGTTCCCAGCTGTGAACAATAGCACTGTTGTTTTGTGCGCCCGTTGTACCTGATATAGATCTACCAGGAACAAATTCAAATCCTTCTGAACCAGATTCTAATTCTAGTTGTTGATACGTAGTATGACTGCTCAAAATTTCTTCAACGTAAAACTCAATAACACCAGAAAGGAATTTGTGTGTGCCTGTGCTTGTACCGATAATATTAACACCAAAATCCAAACTGTCGTCAAACGCAAGCCTAAATTCGTCTTCACTGATCAAATCAATATAGTATTGTTGTTCAGGATCTAAGCCTTGGATAGGTGTATTACCGTTTGGATCATAGATAACCTTTTGACCGTTTGTAAATCCATGTCCTACAATAGTAATAATGTCAGTTGTTGCATTAACTGCTGTTACACCATCAAATGTTGTTTCTGTTGGAGTTGTTTTAAAGTCGTTTGTAATGTCACCTTCAGAACTTACTTCAGTTGGATCTGGTAAGTCTAATGGATCGTTGATAATCGTTGTTACAATATCAAAACGTGATCCAGCAAAGTCTTGTGTAGCAGCACTCAAACTTGAGATATATGTTAATGCTTCTACTTTTGCTTGATCAATAGCCGCAATAGTTTGCAATTCTTGTCCACTAATTGTAAGTTGTGTACTATCTTGCAAGTTACGTGTATAATATGCTAGACCAGCACTACGTGAATATCTGTTACCTGTGTCCCATGTGTCTTTTGCAACAGCTTCAACAATAAGCTGTGTGTCTCTATTACACTTGCTCTCATCATACGTAAATCCATACCAAATGTTTGCTTGTATCTGCTCATTGATATATTGTGTAACGTTTTGCGCAATGTTGATACGACCTTCTTGGTCAAGTTCGTTGTATGCACTGTATTCTGCATTACCACTTACCCAAGTTAGGTCAGGTTCAATTCTTGTAGGTGCAGTTGCGCCTTCGCTTTCAATATAGGTAATAATCTCGTCTAAACGATCTCCTGCATCATCGCTGGCATCTGAACTACCTGCTGATGCTGCTACGTTTTGTGTTTCAGGGTTACCGGAACTAACACTCACAGGTGTTGTTAAAATAACTTCTTGTATAACTTCTTTCAGTCTTGTGTATGCAGCAACAGTTTCTTCTAATTGTCCTGCACCGTATTGCTGTACGCCATCTACAAAGTATGCCAGTGCTGCAATTGTAGTTTGTAAGTTACCACCATATGTTAAATCATATACAAGAGCATCAATGATAAGTCCTGTGTCTCTTTCACATTTGTCTTCGTTGTAAACAAAACCTGTGCTAAACGGATCGATACCTGCACCAACTTGTGTTCCAATCCAAGCAGTGATTTCTTTTTGTATAAACAGTTTGTTGTTCAACAATTGTGTTACTGCATTTGCATAACCAGAATCGCTTGCGTTTCCTGTGCCGCCTGTTGGAATTGGTCTAGTGTAAGCATCTGCTACTGCATCACCTGGTACAGTATTTGCATCACCATTTGTGATAATGTCAATAATTTCATCCCACAGTGCATTTGATCTACTAGTTGCAGTACCATCACTTAGATAATTTGCTGTTAGTGTTTTGGCTTGACCAAATGCTGCAATGTGCTGATCTTTCTGTGCAGCAAAAGTATCAGTATCAAAACTTCCGCTGAAGTATCTAAGTGCTGCACTCACTGTTCTATAGTTTGAGTTGAAGATAATATCATATCTAATTGCATCTAGCAAGTCTCTAGTGTCTCTGCGACACTTGCTTTCGTTATAACTAAAACCTGCCCATATGCTTGGAGTTGCTGCTGCAATTTGTGCATTAATCCATGTTACTGTATCAGCAGCAATCAAGTCTTTGTTAGAAATCAACAAGTCGTGTGCTGTTTTATAATCTGGTTCTCTAAAACGTAGAACAAATTCTTCAACAGGTGCATCACGATTGATACCCACAATACTGATTGTTTGCTTACCATCAGCAACACCAGTTGCTGTAACAAAACTTCTGTCAAACGCAAATGCTTTTGGAGAGAAACCTGAACTTCGCAGAGCATACAAACCAAAGTTTGTAGCAGAGTTGGTAATTGAACAATATCCGCCTGACTGACAATAAACACCGTTGAGCAGGAAGATTTCAAAACAAGACACGATCTGTGCATAAGCATCGTTGGTTAGTCGCCACGCTGTACCACCAAATGATAGAATAGTAAAGGCGTTAGCAACCATTGATTTACCTTGTTCAGGTATAGCACCAACAACTGGATTCTCAGCCTCAATACCATATGTCGGAACGTTGGGAGATTCAACTTTTGAACCGTCAATCTTAGCACCGTTCATACCTAAAAACGAAATAATCGAAGCGTTCTGAATATATGGTGAAGTAACAATAGTTGGTCTTGTGTTTGGTAGGTTTGGATAATCAGCACGGTCTGTAATAATTGGATCAAACGGATCATCAAATGCCACAGCATAGTCCGCTGTAATAGTTGGAATAAAGTTATCATCAACACCGTCGCGGAATGTAAATTCACCAAAGTAACATGCGTTACGAACACGTAGCATGTCCAAGTTAGCGTTTGCAGGACGAATAATACAACCACGCAAACCGTCGCCTTTGATAACTGTGTTATCTGGAACAATAACTGGGTTGTCTTCTGTATAGTCACCAACCGCAACTTTGATGTTTACACGTTTAAAGTTAATTGTGCCATCACTGTTGTAAACTAGTCCAGAAGCAATTTGACAGGCTCTTTTAACAGTTTTAACCGGAGCACTCTGTCCATCGTTATCATCATCACCTTGTTCTTGAGACACGTAGATAACGTTACCGCCAAACACGTCAGCGTCTTGGAAGAACAATTGACCACTACCATCTGTCGCTAAGATTTGACCTACGGTACCTTGTGACGGAGGCAATGTCAAGTTGTACCCTGCATCTAGTGTGTCTGGTGCTTTAATTGCCACACCGTCATCACCTGATGCTGTAAGTTCTTTAAACGTTAGTGTTTTTGCATCTTCAATATCTAAGTCATTAAACAAGTTCATACCTGCTGCTGTAAATTGAGCAGTGTCTTGTTCATTTACTCTAATATTAATTTCTGCTGCGGCACTATCACCTTTATCAGTAATAGCAATCTCGGTATCGTTATCAAAAATTCTTCTTGTAACATCTTGTACAGTGTTATCATCACGCAGTAGGAAGATTTTACCATCTGCTGTGTTGATTGCTAATTCGCCTGATTCTAGTTGAGATACTATCGGTTGCTTGCCCGCGACCGCACTACGTTTATGTTTAATTCTTGTTGCCATTAAGGCTGCCTCCTATTTAGGTACGGGTCAAGTCTATATAGACGCCCAGAACTACACGATAAAAATCGCTGTACAGTTATTTATCTTAGGAGAAAAAGTAGTAGCTTAATTAAAAGCTACCACCATCTAGTGTATCAGTCCAAACTGGAGTTGCATCGTCATCTGCTGTTACTGTTAGTACTTGGAAACTAACACTTGCATCGCTTGTTCCTGCTGCATCAGTAACTTGTACTGGGCTGTCAGCATTACCATATAATATACCATCTTCGGTAAATTCACTAACACCTGTACCACCATATTGTACTTCTAAATCAGTGTTTGTTAGTATCAGTGTACCATCAACTGTTACGTCAATATCAAAGGTTGTGTTGCCATTTACAGTACCACCTGTTAGTTTGTTTAAGTATCTGTTTTCAACATACGTTGCAACCGCTTTCTGTGTTGGAGCAGTATTAAAGTCTTGTGTACCAATACTTGCTATCAAGTTTGCGTTATCACTGACCTCTTTTAGTTCAACACCAACTGGTACGCCGTCTCTAATAAACGGACCTACACTGGTTAGACCTGACAAGTCAATTTCATTAGCGTTAAGTGTGATAGCACCTGTTAGAGCGTTAACACCAAAGAAGTTACCAACTCTAAAGTTACCAATTTGGTCAACTGTACCACCAGCAAACACTCGACCTTGATTGCGTTCGATAATCTCTTGTTCTGGTATTGCTGTACCGCCAAAGAACGGAAGTGCATTGTAGTCGACACCTGCGCCTACGTATTCAAATGCATGACCCGATGTTGAAATTGTACTTACGTTGTACAGTGCTGCTTTCTTATCTTGTGTAACACTGGTTAAACCTGGGAAGATAGTGATTTCTGCTGTACCACCAAATTCTGCGTTCAAGTCATCGATTGCGTTTGTAACAATTGTTTCTTGGCTGTTAAGTATTACATTTCTTTCACTGTGATAAACTGCACTACCAAGTTCATGGTTATGAGGAACTTCGTGCCAACCATCTGTTGTGTTTTCTAATACGCTAAGTGCAATTCGATCAACAAGTAATTTGATATTATCTCCAACTGTGCTAGAAGCATCATCATTTGTTAAGAACACTTGGTTTTCAAAGTTTGCATAACTCTTAGTTACAGGATCATTGGCTGCAATCTTTTTCATAATTGTGCCAAGATAATAGTAGCTGTATGCAGTCAAATCACTTTGATTTGGATAATTTGTACCACTTAGATTGTTTAGTATTGCACCACTATAGTATGCAAGTCCTGCTCTGCGTGATTGCTTGTTACCACCGTACATGATATCATAAATTACCGCATCAATAATATATCCAGTATCTCTCTTACACTTGTCTATGTTGTATTCAAATCCTAAAATACTTTCGTTAATGTAGTCAATTGTACCTTGCTGGATATTTGCTTTTTGTGATAGCAAACCTGCTGCTGATGTTTTAGTTAATGCAGGAAGCCAACTGTAATCTGCTTCAATTTCTCCAGGAGTACCAACTAGTGTTTGATTATCTACTGCATCTTTTACAATACCAATCAAACCAACTGCAATTGTACTTTCAACACTTGTACCATAATCGCCGCTTAATACTTGGCTTTCAGTGTTGCCTGGCTGCGGAGTTACAGCAATACCTTGAATACAATCTTCTACAACATCTTGCAAGTGTGCATAGGCATCTACTGTAATATCTTTCTGTTCATTAGGAAGATAATTTGCAGTTCCTAAGAAGTATGCTCGTGTTGCAATCAATGTTGCAATGTTGCCTGTGTAAAGCAAATCATAAACTATTGCATCAATAATTTGCCCTGTGTCTTCTTTACACTTGTCTTGATCATATGAGAATGCATTGTAAGTTGTTTCTAAGAATGTAATTGTGCCATCTACAATAGTTGATTTTTGAGCTTGTAAATTATCAATTGCTGCTTGAGCACCAGCACTTGCCCAGGTTGTGTCTGGGTATGTTATACTGCTTGGTAATTGGTCACTACCGTTTTCAATTACATCTTGTATTATTTGTAAAAGATCTTCTGCTCTAGTAACTTCAGTTGCACTTGCTGCTCCAGCAGTAGTGTCTTGAGTTTCTACAGTTTGTTCAGGATCAGCAACAACAACGTCTAACAGCACATCTCCTAGCAAAGTTTTTACCCATCCTAGTGCTTGTGCTGTTTCAGTTTGTTGTCCATTTACTTGGCTGGCTGTTCCAACATAATAACTTTGTGCTGCTGAATATGTTGCTGCATTACCACCATAAAGAATATCATAAGTTAATGCATCTACAATATATTTTGTGTCTCTATTACACTTGGTAGCGTTAAATTCAAATGTTCTTGTAAAAGTAAAGTTAATATAATCAATAACTTCATTTTGGAAGAATGCAGTATTATTTGTTAGACTTGTAAAGTCTGTTTGCAATTGTGCATCAGTCCATGCAATATCAGTAGGTTGATCAAATGGTAGTCCATCCAAGTTTCCTGCATTGATAACATCTTCTACAATCTGTATCAAGTTGTCTGCAACACCTGCTTCAATAGCACCTGCACTTGGTCTAGTTGTATCTTGTACAACTGCAACCTGTTCAAGTGTTGTGTGCGGTGTACCTTGAATAACATCTGATAAAACGTTAGCAAGTTCTTGATACGCTGCTACTGTTGCCGCTTGTTGTCCTGCACCTAATTGACTTGTTGTGCCTACAAAATAACTTTCGGCAGCTTGTTTTGTTGCCAAGTTACCTGAGTATAATAAGTCATATGCGATAGCATCAACAATATACTTAACATCTCTTGCACATTTGTCTTCATCGTAAACCAGTGAAGGATAATTGTTTGTAACAAATGCTGTTGTTTCTGCTGCAATAAAATCTCTGTTGGCTTGTAAATGTTCTACAGCAACAGGTTTGTTGGCATTTATGCCACTATCCGGATAAACAATAGTGTCTGCTGCCGTTTCTGTGCTAGTTTCGCCGTTTTCAATAATATCAATTATTTCGTTAAAGCCTGCTCTAATTCTATTAACAAACAAACTTGATAAACGGAATAATTTTTCAATTACCCTGTCACGTAGATATTTGATAGCAAGTACAGTTTGCAAGTTTTGATCACTTAGAACATAACCGCTATTTGCTCTTTGGTAGGCTAATCCAGCTGTAACACTGTTATAGTTTGTACCAATTGCACCATCATAGGCCACTGCTTCAATCATAATACCGACATCTCTACGACACTTAGCTTCGTCGTAATCAAACGATTGGAAGTTGTTAGCAATGAATACACTAATGTTAGTTTGTACTAGTTCTTTATTGCCTTTGATTGTGTTGTAGCCTTGAATTTTTTCTTGTGATGACCATGTTATATTAGGAAGTTGTGTTGCAGGTAAACTATCTAAGTTGCCATCTCTAATTACTTGTGTTATAATGTCAACTAATCCTTCAGCATCGTCAGCTTCTGTTGAACTAGCAGGAGTTCCACTAGTATCTTGGAAAGCACCGTTGCCTGCACTTTTAACTACAGGTAACTCAATTAATATATCACCAATAATATCTCTCAATCTATCATATGCGGCTGCGGTAGCTGCTTCTTCAGCAGGTGCGCCTAGTTGACTCACTCCATCTACAAAATAACTGTTGGCTACTGTGATTGTTGCACTGTTACCACCATACAAAATGTCATGACATAGAGCATCAACAATATAACCAACATCACGCTCACATTTAGCACTATCATATGATAAACTTGGAAAGTTTACTGCAATCCAAGCAATCACCTCTGATATAATGAAATTTTTGTTTGCAATTAATTGATCTTTGGCTTCTACTGCATTAGTTGTAGGCAGTGTGCTAGGTGTTGGAAACACTAGAGGATCAGCTGCATCATCTGTGCTTAGGTTACCATTTTCTAAAATGTCAATAACTTCATCAACTGAAGCACTTACTAACGGCTCAACTACATCTGTTAGTCCTAAAAGCACAAGTTGCTTTTTAAGTTCTCTTAATGATGCACTTGTTTGAATTAATTGGTTATCTTGTAAATTTGCATTGCTTGCTCTTTGATATGCAAGTCCCGCTGTTACACTGTTATAATTTGTTCCTAAAGTAAGGTCAAGTGCAACTGCATCCATTATCAAACCAATATCACGCTCACACTTGTCTCTATTGTAGGAAAAGTTTTGATAGTTGTTTTGTATAAATGATACTGCTTCTGCTGCTAAGAAGTCTCTGTTAGCTTGCAATTGATCTTTTGCTGCTATAGTTGCTGCTGTTGCACCAGTTGGATTGGTAAATGTTAATGGATCGGCTGCTGTATCAGTACTTACAACACCGTTGTTTAAAATATCAATTACTTCATCAAAGTTTGCTTCAACTGCTGTTTGAGTTGCTGCATCACTTGCTGTTGCAATACTTGCTTCGCCTTTTGCATATGATAATGCTGCGGCAGTCTCTGCTAACTGATCTGCAATCACTTTTGCACTGTTTGCACGTTGATATGCTAAACCGTTGGTTACAGCATTATAGTTTGTGCCAAGCAGTGCATCATAACCCGCACCGTCAATAATTATACCTGTGTCTCTTTCGCACTTTGCTTGGTCGTATGTAAAGTTGTTGTTGTTTATAAATGCAACTACGTCCTCTTGTAGGAACGCTCTGTTCAGAACAACTTGGTTGTGTGCATTGATTAATTCTGTGCTTGCAGGACCAGGTGATGGATACAAAGCACCTTCACTTGGTTGCTGATCAAACTCAATAATGTTAAAGATATCTTGGAATAAATTTGTAATTTTAGTTTGGAAAATTGCACTACCATTAGATGCTGCTATTGCTAAATCAGCTGCATGTCTAAGTGCTACTAAAGTTGCAGGTCTTTGTTCTGTATTTAGGTATGCAACGTTTGCTCTACTATAACTTAATGCTGCTGTAATACTGTGATGATTTGTATCAACTAACCCGTCTCTGTATACTGCATCTATCATATAACCTACATCACGTTTACATTTTTCAACATCGTATGTTAGTGTCGGATTGTTTGCCTTGTTGTAATCAATAGCATCTTCTATATAGTTTGGTACTTGAGAAAGCACTTGATTAGCCGCATCAACTTGCGGAATAGGTTCCTCACTTATGTCTGGATATCTTTTTGTTGCTAAGTTTGTTAGTGCTTGTTCGTTGATAATTAATTCTAAGTTTTGAATTAATGCATCTAATGTAGATGCTTCCACTTGAGTAGCTGTTCCACTTGTAAAGTCTTGTGATTCTACGTTTCCAGAAGTTGCTGTAACAGTAAATCCTCTCACAATACGTTGTACAATAAATCTAACTCTAGCAAATGCATCTTCGATAACTGCAAGTTGTGCAGTTGTAAATCCGCTCCAAGTAGCCGAATTAAAGATATATTTTGTTTCTTGTACAGTAGCAGTATTGCCGCCATAAAGTATATCATATGACAGCGCATCAACTAAATTACTAACATAATCTTCCCATTCTGCTTGGTCATACTCAATTGTGCCTCCATTGAGATCTACGTATGCAACCCAGTCAGCAATTATAAAATCTTTGTTTGCTTGCAATTGATTTTTTGCATCAACACCGTTTTGTGTAAATCCACTGTGTGTTGGATATAAACTGGTAATACCTGAGCTATCTCCGTCATCGACAACATTTATTAGTGTGTTGAATGTTTCGTCTACTGCGGCAGTAGCTGGACCATTTGCTGTGACAAAACTCAAGTTTTTAAATTGTGTTCTTAAATATTCAAAGCTAGATAGGATCATTGCTTTGAAACGTTCTCTATATCTAAATTCTTGTGCTGCACGTACAATATTATGTGTACCGCCATGCGCAATATAATAAGACATTTCAGTTAGTAACTGTGTTAAATCGTCTGTATATTGTGCTTGATTATAACTTAATTCTGTAAATTGATCATTGATGTACGCACTAAGTTCTTCAATGATAAAATCTCTATTGGCTAAAATATTGTCTTTTGCTTCAATAACTTCGCCGTCAATAGTGGTTAAATCATTAAGAGTAGCAGCGTAGTCACTGCCTAAATATTCTGTAGCACTACTGTCGCCTGCGTTCAAAGTATCAACAATAACTGCAAATCTTTGATCAATCTCTTCTTTGAGTGCGAGATTGTCGGTTAGAGCCTTCATCTCATCTCTAGTTGCTTCAATACCGTAAATAGTAGGAGCCAACTGATCTAAAATAACCTTTCTACTTGTACTACGCAAGTAGCTTGTTGCTGCTGCGGTACTTTGATAATATGTACCAAACACAATGTCGCTAGTTACAGCATCAATGATTCTACGAACGTCACGTTTACAAGTTTCAACATTGTATGTAAACGGATTTTCGGTAATCTCATTAGCAGTAATATAGTAATATGTTTCATCGCCTTCAAACTTAATAATACTACCAGTTTGTGGTTTGTCTCTCAAACTTGAAAGTTCAATACTGCTGTTAGTAGACAAGTTGACATCAGCAGTAGCATCTACACTTGCCCCGCCGCCAGTGAATCTAACTTGTGGAATTTCGGTATATCCGCTACCTTGATTGTCAATAGTAACAGCACTAACTGTTCCTGTTGTGATGTCAATTTGTGCAGTACCTTGTGCGGTTATCCCGCCTGCACTCAGTGGAGGATCAAATGTTACAGTTGGTGCGCTGGTATATCCAATGCCAGGAAAATCCATTGTAACACTTGCTACTTTTGAGAAATAATCTTGTACAGGAACTGCTTCTGTATATGCAATTGGATAGAAGCCATCTGCTACAACACCTTCTGTACCAAAGTCACTAACACTGTTTGAAATACTTAGGTAACCACCTTTGGTAGTTAGGAAACCTACACTACAGAAAACCGAGAAGCAACTAACAATCTGTGTATAACCAAAGTTTGTAATGTGGAAACCAATACCACCTTGTGAAATCTGTGTAAATGCGTCTGCAACAAATGAGAATACAAGTGATGCAGGATCATACTCGTCGCCATCAACAAGTATGCCGCCGCCTCCGCCTGTTAGATTAACTTGTTTTTCAACAGGAAGATCTGGATAGTCTGCAACTTGTAAAGGTCTTGCACCTGGTTCGATACCTTCAATTTGAACTGTTTCAAACGGAATAAATTCTGTTCCATCATTCAACCAAGGACCGTTCATGTTAGTACAGTTTTGTACGTACGGTGATGTTGTAACAAGTGCGCCTGGACGGATTCTTGCACACCAACCAGGATAACGCAATCCTCTGAAGGTCATTTGGAATAGATAACAACCGTTGCCCATAAAGAACAAATCATCTGTATTGTTCTTAGGAAAAATTCTTGTGTTACGTAATTCGCCTTGTCCTGAAATAGTCACAAAGTCTCTAAGTGTAATAGGGTTATCTTCAACATAATCACCAGGTGCAACAACAATTAAACTACCTTCAGGTGCTACTTCTGCTGCTTTCTTAATACTAGCAAATGCTCCGTTTGCATCTTGGCTTCTTCCGTCGTTGCTGTCGTTACCTTCTTCGGTAACATAATAAATGTTTTGTGTTTTAGGACCCGATGTACTACCGTTAACAACAACGTCTGCGTCAATTCTAAATTGTTTGCCTTCGTCGAGATTCATTTCTATATTGCCATCTGCGGTCAATATAAAAGTATTGTCTCCTACTTTCCTTTGATGTAATGACTGTCTCTTTATAAAACTCATTTAAACTTCCAAAAAACTCAATGTTGCTGATAAAACTGTAGGACTTGCACCTACACATACCACCGTGTCGCCTTCTTCCAAAATTAATCTTTCAGTTGAAAACGTAAATGTATCTGCACTATCAATTGGTAAATCATTGATAATACGGTTAGCATCTGATTTCGATTGACCATCTGGAATAACATGTACATCCACCTGTGTATCATTTACTCCACTTCCATCATTTACACCGTTGTTGCAAATTAGTAGTGTAGTTAGTGCATACTTTTTTCCAGGAGGAACAGTGAGTAACGTTGTGTCAGTTGTTGCTATTGTTGCATTTACTATTGCCATCTTTATTCCTTAAAAAATTATACTATAAAGCAGAGCTTTGTTTCTGCTTACAAATTCGTCTTGTGTGCCGTCTTGGTTTGTAAAATACAATCCAGTTCCGCCATCGCCTAATGCTTTACTGTAAAGTGTAATACCTTCTGATGGTGGTCCTGCAGGATCTGATTCTAACAAAAAGTTTTGAAATCCATCAATTTCAACTTGTCCGGTTCCGCTACCTCTAAGTCTGATTGCGCTATCAATACCGTTACTTGTAATAACACCTACATCGCCTGGATCAGAAATAAATCTCAAGTTGCCAATTTCAACTCTAGTGTCAAAAAAGTTTGTATAATTTACACCATCTAATGTTATTACAACTTTAGTATCACCGCCGTCAACATCAGCATCAAAAATTTCTACACTACTATCATCTTTTTCAATTTTAGCTTGGAAGAAATTAGTATGATAACTGTCAACATATTCCACTAAACTTTTCGCACTAACCAATGCATTATTTTTTCCTGCTTGTACAGGACCTGCACCAAAGTTAATTTCTAAATCAAGCAAATCAGTTGGATTATCGTAAAGGAAAACTTGTCTTTCATAATTGGTTACACCCGTAACTGTTACAGTACCTGTGCCTTGTCCAATTAAGTACAAATCTTCATTTGTATCAGTTATGATACTACTTGTGTGAATACCTTTGTATTCGCCATTTCCTAAACCAAAGTAAAATGCTCCAGGGTCTACACCTCCTGAATCATAACCGTCAAGGTCTTCATCATAAAACATTCTAGCGTCGACTAATTCTCCCGGACCTCTGCTGATAATAATACCAGCAGCACGATTGTATCCATCTAATAGATCTTTAATACCACCTACAGTTTCGTTTTTGTTTATTGTGAACGTTTTGTCGCCAATAGCAACTTCTGTTGATTCAACAGTTGTTGTTACACCTAATACATCTAAATCACCTTTTACAGTAACTTTACCTACAGAATTACCTGTGTCAAGAACAATTTCTCCATTGTCATTGACTTCGATTGTGTATTTGTCTGCACCTATGCGATTAAAACGTTCAGCCATCTAAGTGCTCCTTAAATAGCTGTCAAACGTAAAACTGTATCTGTTGAATCGTCTTCTAGTTCCCAAGTATAACGATTGTTATCAAAATCTACTGCTGTTCTATTGAATAGTTTTTTGATTACTTTGCGTACTCCGCCTGCATCAAAACCTTCGATAACCATTTCGCCTGCTGCTACACTGTCGGTTGCTTTGTTAACCAAACGGCAAACTGCTGTTGCTGTAGCACCGTTGTTTGACACTGTGAACTTGTTTGTTCCTCTTTGGTCTACAATGTATGCTTGCTCGTCAATTCCGCCGCCAACATATGCACGTACTGTGATATTTGTTGCGTCAGCTGGATCTCCGAAATTTCTTTTATTTACTGGACGTCCCATTTGTTTCTCCTTTGTTACGTTCTAAGTAATACGCGGTTGGTCTTCCGCATAAGTCCTCATCTAGAGGTTCTCTCTATGACAATAGTATTTATCAAATTAAATAAAATGGGTTATAATGTCCGTAAAAAAAGGCCTGCTAAAATATAGCAGACCTTCTCTATAATATATGATAGGTTGGATTAAGGATTACCAACAACCGCCTCAACAGATCCTGTCCATTAATTCAGCGGAGCCTAGCATCGGATAGTTACTTCCAAAATACGTATCTTCATGTCTCCATGCTCATACGCTGCCACTACAGCTACTAGCCAAGTTACTGCCTCTGTAAAGCAGCGTTTCCTTGCACTATCTAACTCGGACCGTCGTCTTTGTTATGTATTTAATATAACATATACAAAATAAAAGTCAACCAGTTTGTTCAACTTTTTTTAAATTTTCTGCGTGTTTTCTGCCATTTTTTTCTACTGGCTCGTACTCTACTCTATCGCCTAATTTTAGATTGTGTTCTACTTTTTTGAACAAAACATCAGTTCTATTTTGTCCCCATTCGTCTGGACGTATTAATCCGTGTATACCAATAAATTTATATACTTGTCCTGTTACTATCATTACATCATCTCCAGTTGTAATAGTGTTTGATCTAACTTGCCAAAGTTATAAAGATGAATAGGATTATCTCTCAAATCTTTCACAAATTTTACTGTGTTAAATCCTTTTGTACTAACATATGTCAATCCACGTAAATTGCCTACAGCGTATGCAACACTATCGGTAAGTCCACACAATCTTGCATATTTCCAAAGACCTTCTAGAGTGCAATTTGTTGCTACGCCAAAACGTGTTTTCTTTTCCCAAGTGTTTAACAGTCGTGGATTGAAACATAACTGACTTATACCACCTTTAAAATGCATATACTTTGTGTATGCCATATTACCGTATGTTTCGCTTTGTGGATATACGCCGCAGAACATATCAAATCCGTAATCTTCTATAGCATCTTTTACTTCGTAAAATGTTTGATATACTTTACCTTCGTAGGTGCTGCCGCCAATTAGCAAAACTTTGTCAACACCTGCTTTACGCATAGCAATACAGTTTTCGTGTAATTCGCTTTCACTTTTGATATTTCTTGCTGCAATATGTGCAACTGCTTTTGCACTGCCAGCTTGATCATTAAGTTCTATAGCAGCATCTTTTACTTTTGTCAAATTAGAATTAGGCAAATGTGTTATACTTACACTACTTGCTGTGTCAACTGCGTATTGACTTAGTTTTTGTTTTGGAGTTTTTTCTACACTAATGTCCATACAATTAGTTATCATAAAAATAGGCCCCGTAGGGCCTATTTTATAACTTGTAAATTCAAACTTATGAGAAGCTTAGGTTACCTGTGTTAACTTCAACTGTCTCTAAGTAGTCTGCTGCGTTACCTAGAGATGACGCAGTGTTTGATAGCTCAACATAACCATAACGTGTCATGAACGATACTGTTGGCTCGAATGTGCTTGGATCAAGAACAACACCTGAAGACATTAGTGGGATGTATGGGCAGTAGAACGCTGCTGCGTCTGACTCTGAAGTACCCTTATAACCTACTAGTACGTCATCATCTGCTGCGTATGTGTTTACGTACACTTTCATTGCGCCATTCAATGTACCAACCATTTTTGTGTTAGTTGGTGCTTCAAATGTGCCTTCAGTTGTACGAGCAAACGCTGATGTTGTTGCTGACTGTAGTACTGTTAGAATCGCTGGTGATACAACTGCCCAGTTACCTGCGCCTCTGCGTGTTCTTTGTGCGATTCTGTTTGCTGCACGGTTGACCAATACTGCCAATGCTGCGTGTTCGTCACCTACGAATGTAGCTGTACCTGAAACTGCTGCTTGGTTGAATGTGTCTGTACCTGTGCCTGCAAGTGTTTTCAAAGATGCCAATACTTCTTGGTCAATCTCTGCTGTGATTTCTTGAGCCAAAGCAGCCATAATTTCTGCTTCAACGTCAATACCGTGCTGTGACTGAGCGTCTTGAGCAGCTTCGAAGGTCCAACGTGCTGATAGCTTACGTGTTTTCGCTTCTACAGTCTGTTTCAAGATCTGGATGCTTAGTCTGTTTCCAGCTTCACCTTCAAGTGCCGCAGTTGCATCAGCTTTTGCTGTTGATGCATTACCTGAATATGCTTCTGCAATTTTGAATGGTGATAGTGCTTCTTCACCAGCTACTGCGCCTGATGCGCCTGAGCCTGCTGTGTCGCTGTAGCGAACACGCAATGTGTGAATCTGACCAACTGGACCAGTCATTGGTTGTACACCAACTAGTTCGTTTGCAATAACTGTTGGCATAACACGTCTGATCACTGGAAGGATCACACGGTTTAGGGTTGCGATGTTACCGGCAGATGTAGCACCAGCAGTTGCAGTTTCAGCCAAATACTTGCGAGTATTTTCTAGTGTTGAAGCCATTACTGCTTTCTTATTGCCTGATAGGCCTTCAAGAAGTGCGCTTTTTGTATCGTGCCAGCGACTTTCTAATAGTTCTGACATTGGTTTCTCCTCTTTATAGTCCAGCAAGACGTTTTAGGTCGACCACATTGTGATCTACGTCTGCTTTGATGTCATTTGTTTGGGTTCTGTTGCCTGTTACTTCTTTTGCCTCTGCTAGTACTGCCTTTTGCTTTGCTGGACCTTTACCGTCAATAACTGCCGGTAGGTATTTGTCAAACGCAGAACGTAGTCTGTCTGTTTGAACTGATTCCAGTAAGTCTACCATAATTTCACGTTGGTCTTTGCTTAGTGGCGCAACCATATCGCTAATTGTGTCTTTGCGTTTTGCACTTTCAGTGATCATTTTATTTTGATGTGCTTGTGCTTCTGCAAGTTTGATTGCTTTAGACGCTGCTTCTCTTGCTTCTGCTAGTTGTTTGTCTTTAGCACCAACAACTTTTAGTAGCTTTGAAGTTTCACTCTTCTCGTTTAGATATGAGTGTTGATATTCGTTAGCAAATGCTTCGAATAGTTTACGTCCAAAATCATTTTCACGTGCTTGATCAATATCTTCTTTCAGTGCTGAGATCTCTTTTTTTAGACCTTTTGCAACTGTTTCTGATACCAACGCTGCACTTTTTTCAATAAAGTCTTTTTTGACTTTATCAACATGAGCTTTGCCTTCACGTACAAGACGTACTTTTGTTTCGGCAAGATCTTTTTTGTCTTCGTAAAACTCTGCAAGTTCTTTTGCAAGTGACTCTACTACAAACTCTTCTAATGCAACAAACTTGTCAGCCATTGCTTTTTGATCTGAATGTAGTTCTTTGATTTCTTTTGCTAGTGTTTCACTAACAAATGATTTCATAAGATTAGCATTTTTACGCTGTGCAATAGCAAATTTAGCCTTTGCTTCTGCTAGTTGCTTGCGGTCTTCTTGGAATTCAGCAATTTCTTCGCTAAGTTTTTCTGTCATCATAGCATCAATGGCTTCAACCATTGTTGTTTTATCATGTTCATACTTTTTAGCAAATTCTTCACGTAGTTCCGCAGTCGCTTGCAGGCGATTTTCTTTCACCTTTGCGTTCCATGCTTCTTCTAGTTCTGAGCGCACTTCTTCCGATAGTGCTGTGTTTTCGAAGAGTGATTTTAGTGCATCTAACATTTTGTATCCTCTCCTAGTTAGCGGAGTTTGCTTATTACTTCTAATAAGCTCTCTTTTAAGTATTTTTGTGCCTTTTTATCGCCTTGAACTTCCCTTGATGTTTGGAACGCCTTATAACCGCCTCGGGTGTTCATAAGGTGCTCGTATATCGGTGTTGGGTATGCGCCTGGCGCACTTGGCTGCGCCACAACGTCTACAGTGATAATTTCAAAATCTGATACTTCACCGTTACCGCTTTCGCTTACGTTACCACTACCTCTCGATGAAACTCCTAGTTTTACGCTGCTTTCTAGCATTGTTTTAACTAGTTGTCCCATCGGAGTTGGTAGAATTTTTAATTTACCGTAACCGTTTGGGCCATCCATCCACATTTCTGTGATCATATGGCTTACACGATCAAGATTAATATTAAGTCCATCTGGATGATCTACTTCACCTAACACTGAGTAGCCACCACTGATTTGTTCGTTGAGTGTGGTGACAGCCCTGCCAATCTCGTTAACGGGATAAACACGCTGATTTGCGTTGCGTACTCCGCCTTGAATGCAAATACCTTTCATATAAAGATCTTTACCATCGTTGGCAGACTCAACAACCATTCTAGCAGCATCGAAACTCAAATGTTCGTTTAGTAGTTTCATACTTCAGTCCTTACTTTGCTCTTTTAGGAGCACCATTTAAAGGTGAGCCTGCTGAACTATCTTGCTCAGGTGCTTTACCTTTTTTCTCGGCACCATGGCCGGGTTGCGATGCCATTTTAGTAGCACCTTTTGCGCCTGGAACGTTTACATTCCCTGCGTTATCTTCTTTTGTTGATGGTTGTGCCAGGCCGCCTGCTGTTCCGCCTGCTCCGCCGTCGCCACCTTTTGCGATATTTGCTGTTGTTCCGCCCATATCGTTTTTACCTGCAACTGTTGATTTTGTGTTTGCGCCGTTGTCGCCCATTGTTGCTGTGACTTTATCTGTGTACTCACGCATGATTTCTGTTTGTGACTTTGGTGCTTTTGACTCTTCTACTTCTTCGTCAGCTGCTTCTTCTACTTCTTCGTCTTCAAAAGCAATTGCTTCTTCTTCAGCTTCTTCGTCGTCACCTTCTTCTGAGTCCATGTCCATTGGCATGTCGTCTGCTGGCTCTTCGTCACCTGGCTCTTCGTCGCCCATCATGGCTTCAAATTCTGCTTTAAGTGCTTCTAGCTCATCTTCTAGGTCTGCTACACGATCTTCAACGTCACCGTCTTCGTCGCCCATACCCATGTCGTCGTCACCCATTTCTGGTTCCATGTCCATGTCACCGCCCATGTCTGGGTCTTCAATGTCACCCATCATGTCGTCTACTGGGTCACCTTCTGCCATATCAAAAAAGTTTTCGTCAACTTCTTCGTCTGACTCATCTAGATCTTCGTCTGATGCTTCATCTACTTCTTCATCAGTTGCTTCGTCTAGGTCTTCTTCTGATTCATCTACTTCTTCATCTGTAGCTTCATCAACTTCTTCATCAGTTGTTTCTTCTACTTCTTCATCTTCAAGTAGTGATTCGTAAATATCTCTTGATTTTTCTACCACGATTTCGTGGAACAATGCTTCTGCACCTTCTCTGTCTTCATTGACGAGACGCTCAAGCATTTCTTCAAACTTATTGCGATCAGTCATGTCATTC